TTTTCCATATGGAGAACGAACTGCAGGTATCTGTGCCATGTTAGGAGAATGGTGAGACATACGACCTGTAATAGTTTTAAGAGTCATAACTCTACCATGTACTCTACCATCTCTATCATCACATGCTTCTATCCATGACTTAATCTGTGCTATACGTTTCTGTAATAAAAAGAAACGAGAAAACTTTTTTGCTTCAGGCATATTTATCTTATCTAAGACAGCTTCATTAATAATAATGTTACCTTTATCTGTATGTTGTTTTGGTTTCCAACCTAGTTCCATTAATCTATCTGCAATCTGTTGTCTTGATCCTATATTAAATGGTATGTATTTTGTTTTTGTTTTCAACTCAACAACTGTAGGATCAAAGGTAGTTACTGCCCACTTTTCTAAACCATTAGCTTCATCTTTTAATTTATTATATAGACTCATAGCTTTTCTCATGTCCATAGCAAAGCCATTCTTTTCTTGTTGGTCTATGATAACTCTTACATTATGTTCTAATCTAATTGAACTACGAGAGAAACCTTTACCTTCACTCTGTAATATACTGAATAACTTATGTGTTATATTGACATCTTGTTTACAGTACTCCAACATGTCTGGTGTATATACTTCAAATGTTTCTACATCTCCTTTAGGAAATCCTAATCTATCTCCCCATGCTTTTAAACTATGACCTTCACGTATAGGATTAAACAACTGTGATAAGACAAGTGTATCTACAATCTGACTAGGTTTTATGTCAGTACCTAGCAATCTATTACACACAGGTGCATCAAATGATAAACCATTATGCATAATAAATTGCTTGACACCACGTGACCAATCTCTAAACCCATGTACCATATCAGGAGGAAAAGGATAAACCTTCCCTGAGTCTACGTCTTTAGCCACTATACAATGAACCTTTGTTGCATCCAAGCTGTCTGTTTCTATATCAACTATTGCTCTCATCTGTTTTCCAATCATACCAATACTCATTATATAATATCATGGGAGTTCTCTCACCTACCCATACATTTAAGATATTAAACTGAGCATAATCGTCTGCTTCTTCCCATGTCATACCATCTCGTTCTCTTAGTATTTTACATATTACACTATATGAATAAACATGTAAAGGTTTTTTTCCATATTGTTCTCCTATACCTATAATAGCATCATCAAAACCATCTATGGTCATAGCTTCAGCATCTAGTCCACACCAGTTACACTCTTCACCATCACCTACTTCCATTTCAGTTTTCTCTACGTTACAATAATGTGTCCACATTAGAATGTTATCTCCTCTCCATCATTATTATCTACTTCATAAGGATTGTCAATCTCTTTCATACGACCACTCTCTTTATCATAAAAGAGATGTGTAGCTATACCTGTATCACCTGTATATCTATTCTTTAGAATACGTATGGTTGTAGTGTTAGATGCTACATCATCTTCTGCTTGTTGATTTCTTTCTAAAGCAATCACACTATCAGATAGATGTGCAATAGATGCAGAGCCACGTAGATGTGAGAGAGTAACTTCTCTACCATTCTCATGTCCTGCATCACCTGCAGGTCTACGTAGGTGTGATACTAATAGTAAGCCAACACCTGTCTGTTCTACTAATGAACGTAACTTAGTCATCAATACATCAATAGACTTTCTCTCATCTCCCTCTTCCTGACCTGATACAAGTATAGATAAGTGATCAAGGAATATCCATTTACAATCCAATGCTTGTGCCATGAATCTTACTCGTGAAAGTATTTCATCATTAGATATAGAACCAAAGTGATCAAAGGCAAAGAACCTACCTGTACCCATAGTGTTATCAAACCATGTATCTAATTCTTCTTGGCTATACTTCTTACGTATCTCATTAATATATAGTCTAGCATTAGCTTCAACAGACATGATATTAAATGCTGTGTTCTTTGTGCTTTCTTCCAATGCAAGTATACCTACATTATCATTTGTATTCTTTAACATATGGTGCATCAACTCACGCATGATAGAACTCTTACCCATACCTGCACCTGATGTGAATGTAATCAACTCACCTGTACGCATACCATATGTCTTATCATTTAGTTTTTGCCAAGGGTATAGACATGTCTCACAATACTCTTCTTCAAACAAAGAAGTCTTTAAGTCTTTTAGATTTACTATACCTGCAGGAGTATAAGGTTGTGCATTCCACCATGCTCTTGAGAACTCTTCACGTTTATTCATCTTGAGATATTCATTTGCATCTTTATGTTCCATGTGCATAATCTTACATTTGTTAGGAGCAAAGAGTTGAGCAACCTTTTCACTTGCTTCTCTACCTTGCTTGTCCATATCAAATGATATAACTATCTGATCATAGCTATCAAGATATTCAAATGCTTTCTTACAATCACGTAATGCAGAACCTGCACCTGTCTTAATAGATACACATGCCCACTTACTACCTAGTAATTCATAAGCAGACATAGCATCTACCTCACCTTCAGTAATAGTAATATACTTTCCCTTTGGTGCAAAGATATTCTGACCAAACAATCCTGCTTCAGTCATGTTACCTTCAGTCCACATGTTCTTTGTTTGTACGTCTCGTACTTTGTTTGCAATATTATTTCCACCTTCATCAAAGTATTTATAGATGTGATGTGTATTCATATTGCCATTTACTTTTACATCTGTATTATATTTCTGTGCTGTATCTTTAGATATACTACGTTCACTCAACGCACCTAATGTACCCACAGTTTTCATAACACTTTCTGTTCTCATTGGTATTATATTTTCTGCTTCCATCTTCTCTCCAAATCTAGTGTTACAAGAAAAACAAAAGCTATATCCTTCAGAATGATTTACATTACCATCACTAGAGCCACACTTAGGACATGCTCCTCTATCTAACCATTGTTTATCCATATCATTAATCCAAATCGTTTAATGTATTATCATACAGTTCTTCAACAAAGTCAAGTTGATCTTGCATTATTTCTTTAGCATCTTTACTAGCATTAAATTTTGCTTCAGCTATATCATAACCATCATCAAGATAATCACGTACAAGTTCTCTATACACTCTGTTATATTCTTTATCCCATAAGTTCTTAGCCATTTAGTCTTCTCTCTTCCATGCTCTTGAGTCATCAGCCCATACGTGATCAGCCCAATGACAAGGGTAATAGTTTCCTTCGTTGTCTGGTTCAGTAGATCTTTTAACTACGATACCATACATATCTTTCATATCGTCTAGTAAGTCTATAACTTTTTCTATATCCCATGCAGTTATATATTTGATGCCTGACTCTCTATAACTTTGAGTAAAGTCATTACCTGCATTAAATAAATCTAGTAAGTGTTTCTTTTGTGCTTCATCTAAAATCATAGCACCATCTTTCTTTATTGCTTTAGCCATTATAGTTTCCTTTTCTTTTTGTTGTTGTTTTAATTCTTTATGTAACCAATTAGTAAACTTATTCTCACTCATTATTTCTTTCCTTTTCTTGTAAGAAATATCATATCATCAGTATATTTTCTTAGTATTGAATTACTATTTTCAATATATTTTCTTAATCCTCGTAGTTCTGCTAAACAATATATCATAAAAAATAAATATACTATAGCAAATAATATCATTATGTCAATCATTTTTATTTTCCTTTATGTGTAAAGCATCTGGGTTTTCTATTGGCATAGCCCACCCATCTGATGTTGTAAACTCTTTCTCCAAACCTAATCTCTTACTTAACTCATCACACTTCTCATTCAATTCTTTTATTCTTATATGTGCATCACGTAATTGTAGTTGTAATTCTCTTACATTCTTACGTAGTAATTCTTTCTCTGTCATTCCCATATACCTACTCCATGTGCTACTACTTTATATTTAGTTTTGTTCTTCATATCTTTACCATAGAATAAACTAATCCAATCTCCAGTACGTAGGTAGTGTCGCATATCTTTAACATAGCCATCACGCATAGACCTTTTAGCTATAGCACCTGATACATTCATACGTACCTCTCTATTCATAGACCTAGATACTTCTTGATTATGTTTAATCCATTCCAATACTTTATCTACTTGAAACGTAGCATTCTTAGGCAAGTCATATAACTCTTTTCTTATTTGTGATTTGTGCATTTTATTTCCTTTATTTTTATTAATGTTCTTTATTATATACTACATCTATTTTAGTTTGTCAAGTCTTTTTTATTTATTGTACTCTTATTACTGATAGTCCATCATCATCTGACATAGGTTCTAATTCTACACCACTATTAACATACAGTCTTTCTATATATGCTCTGGCATCTCCTTTAGATTTAAAGTACATTACATCACCATTAAACTTTGCTAATGGTTCTAATATAATATCCTCATCTTCAGATATAAATGCAACTATATAATTATTATTCATGTTCCTACTAATCCAAACGTACCTAAAAACATCATTACTATTACATACATAAGCCATAGTATAACAATGTATTTAACTATGTCAAACAATATATTAATTATTTTACCCATCATACGCATCTAATTCTGACCAATCTATCTTGTCTTCTATAACATAAGGTATCATTAAGGGTTTATAATAAACTTCTCTTGCCCATGATTGACTATATAATTGATTCTTAATTTTATTAATACTTGATTGCATACCTAATGTCAAACCTATGTCTTCTAATCTTTCAAGTTTTCTTATAAAATAAGGTACTTCTTTTTTATTAAAATATAAATCAACAGATAAATCATGGCAATAATCTATGTAAGCAGGTTTACCTACAGAGGTATTACGTACTCCTATCATACTAAAAGTTTCTTCTAATAAAAACATTGCCCAAGTTTTAACTCCTACATGTGTATGAACTAAGTCTTCTCTTTCCCATAACTTATCTTTATCTGTAGCTATTCGTAGTGTCATTATACTTTCTCCTCTACAAATTTATTTAAATATTTTGTAACAAAATCTTCAATACCTTTACTATGATAATGTTTAACTTTAACTCCTTTATAAGTACTCCAACGACCAGTATTATAAACATAACTATATTCTTTGTTATCATTATTATATATTGTTATAATAGAATTACTTTTTCTAGTATCTTTAAATTTAATTTTATTATCTTTAAGATATTTAAATACATCTTCAATAGTTTCATTAGTGTTTCTTCTTAATCCACCATTCTTCCAGAAATATTCACTCATTATACATTCTCCATTTCTAAACCTACCCACTCTTCTCTCATTCTTGCATAGTCATACCCTGTCCTATACTTCTTATTAGTATACCAATCTGGTGCATCTCTACCTTTATTCCACTTGGCTATATCTTTCTTATCATTCACATAATACTTTCTGTATGCTAATACACTCTCATCAGACGCACACTTGTATTCATCTGGCATACATTGTGGGTGTAGTGTAATATGTCTACTCATATTATCAAAACCTAATACACAATCACTTAATGATATGTCCATGATAACTTGCTGACATTTATGTATCTTGTTATACCTTCTGGTATATTCAAAGCATAACTCCATACCATGTTGCCATAGCCAATCATAGTTTGCTCCATCATCTCCTGCCCATAGTGTGCATGGGTGGTTCTTGTGTGCTTCTTTGTATGGTACATTCATACCTTGTCCATACCTATGCCATACAGAACATAACATCTGTGCAGTTTCTAATGGCATTTTTACTATATGCTTATCACATTGCATCTGTGCAGATATGATAGGTGATTTGTCTAATACAAATATGTTCATTCTTCATTCTCCTTTACTACAGCAAAGTCTACTGTATATATCCATGTTGCACTATCTTCTTCTACATTTTCTATACTTCTATACTCTACTATTGGGCATGTGTCAAGCCAATCCATAAATATTTTTTGATTATCTTTATTCATCTGTACAACACTCCCATTTTAACTAACACATCTAATTCTTTTTGTGTCATCTCTTGTACTTTATATACTGATATAACATCATCATTATAATCTGTATATTTATTAGTATCTTCATCAAAGTTATTTTCAAATATTTCTTCGTCTTCTTCACCATACACTTCTCGTATCATATCTTTATCTGTAATAGACTCACCATTTTCATAGTGTGCTTCACCATAATCTTTAAACCATGAGTAATCATATAATTCACAATCACCATATTGTATTTTAAATTTTACAAATATCATTATACATTCTCCTCATCTAATGCTATGTTATCTACATGTTCATCATAGTAATCTAATGTATTCGTATCTTCATATTCACCATCATAAAACTTTTCTTCTGCTTCTTCTTTATTCTCTGCCTTCACTATGTATTCAGTAGTTACTGTTGCTACTGTTATTATACTGTAGTTATTCATCTTCATTCTCCTTTAAATGTTTTGTTATTATTGACCATGCTAGTGTTAGTTCCACACGTTCTGCTCTGTTCTCTTCAGTATCCTCATGGTAACATGTATTAACATAAGATTGTAAAGCAAAACCTACAGTTGTTATTGCATCACTTAACATTATACATTCTCCTCTCTTTCTATATCTATAAACCAATCGTCTAGGTCTTGTGCTAAATCACTTGGCATATGATGGTCTAGTCTTACTAACTTATGACTATCACTCCACTCTACATATATTTTATAGCTTATTATAGTTCTTCTTATTTGTGGTATTGTGTCTATATCTCTACTCATTATCATTCTCCTTCTTGCAGTTGATCTTCATGTACTATATTTACTTCACTAAGTATTCTTGTCATAATATCAACATAATTATTAAACATCTCTTGTCCCTCGTCAGTAAAATTATATACATCATCTTCATCTACATAGATGCAATCTTCATAATACTTTTCACCTAATTTTTCTTGCATCATAAAGTCTGCAAGTTCACCTGTTACTTCTACAAAACTAGAAGCATCTATATAATATTTATCAGGTTTCATTGTCTAACTCCTCTAACATATCAATAGCTTTCTCTACTAAATGATATGCTTCTATTGATTGTGTCTCAGCTACACTTATAAGTTCTTGTGCATCTTTACATTCTTGTACTGACCTATCTGCATAATCTCTTGCTTGATTTAGTATGTCTAGTATATCTTCTTTAGTCATATTGTTCTCCTTCACTATAAGATTGATTGTCTAAATCATCTACTTGTTCTTGTACTTTTTTAAGATGTCTTTCATATTCTTTCTGAACTTCTCTAGGTGCATCATCTACTGATGTCCATACTTCACTTAGTTTATCTTTTATTTTGTTAGGCATGTCATATTTCCTTTCATTAGTTTCCATTTAGTATTATTTATTATTACAGTTTCTTTGTCAAGCTTTTTATATTTAGCACGTAACATATGCCATAGTCCATTGTTTCCTTCAATAAAACTATCAACATCTTTGTATGTTTCTATTTCTTTATACATATTTGTAACTCTTA